ACCCAGTAGCATGGATGGCACCTGAGTAAACGTGCCTATTGAGTGAGCCATCGGCCCGGCTAATAGCCGTAATTCCATACGGCTGTGACTCTCAAATACCCAGGCCGGGTAGTCACCAACAAACACCTCAAACATGTTTACTATATCAACCTGCGTAATAGCGGAATAGGCATGCCTGTCCACCATGAGCGTTGCCGGATCGTTAATCAACTCCGTAATGTCAATCCCCCTGGCGTAATACTCAACGTCACTCTTCCTCCGCGCTATCGGCGCCATCACTGCATCTGTCATAGCCGCCCCGCAGCCCTTGCACGGCTCCACGCTTTGTGACGCCCTGCCACAATATCTACAGATGAATGTGCTGCGCGGTCTAAGCTTTCTAATTGGCGCGTTAAGCGCGAATGGGTCTGTGGCGTGACTACCAACAGGCTGAAGCACTATGCCATTGTCACAATACTGCAGAGCCTTTAGGATGGCCTGAGCGTGCTTGCCCATCACGCCGCCACCCTGACGGCCAGGATGTCTGAGACATAGCCAGCGCCAAGGTTCAGGTACCCCATGTCGATTATCGTTCCGTCTGATAACGTGTGGGGCTCGGCGACTATGGTTCGATACTCGCAAAAAATAGGCCGCGTCTTCACTACTTGCCTGGTTCGCACTGGCCACAAACCCCGCAGCCAGCGTGGAGCACGCCTGCGCTTAAGCCGCTCAAGCCAGTTGGCAGGAACGTCTAGCGTGTAGTCCCTGTACCTTAGCCATGGCTTGTCATCTGTCGGCCTTGGCAGATACGGCACGCTAACCCGCTTGTGCCTGATCGGCAATATCGTCGTTCCCTCAACCGTGAATCCCGCAAATGCCCCTACTGCGTATTCCTTGACCTTCGCCAGTGTCGCCTCGTCAATCTCTATCATCTTCGCTATTCCTTTCGGGTTGCCTGCCAATTCCTGTCCCTGCCAACCACAGCGAGGCCGCCGCTGTCCCCTCTGGTATGCCTCTCTCGTAACGAAAAAGGGGGGTAGACGCGTTTTTGGGGCGCTTCTACGTCATTCTCCCCATCAACACACGTAATTTCCCCACTTGTGCTCCCGTGGCCCAACGACCTTGGTCTCCATCTTGGGCCGCCAGTGATTGCCGTTAAGTTCCAGCAAGCAGCTTAAGCACACGGCGCGCGTCCCCTTGTGGTCTGGCGTCGGCACCAGCACATACATCACCACTAGCCGCCCACACCGGGAGCAGATTGCCGGGGCCGGGAATGTGTCAGGCGTAGTATGTGTGCTAGTCGGCATTATCTGGCTGCTCCTCTATCGGTCTCACAATCTCCGGCACCTGCTGCACGCCTTCCTCGTCGAGCAGCTCCCACATCGGGTTGTACGGCACGGTGGTGCAGCGGCAGTTTATCGTGTTCTCAGGACTGCCTGCCGGATCCCCAGGGAACATCAGCGCCTCGCCCCCGACGTTGAATGCCTCGCCAACTGCCACTCGTTGACCGTTAGCGTCAATGTGTGCGTCCCGTGTCCTGCCGTCATTCGTCGCCAGCCACTCCTGCATCTCCACACCCCAGTCCTGATAGAGTGCTGCGTTGCCTGCATTACTGGCCCGCATTGTCTCTGTTCTGGCGATCATCTCTGTGCGATACGACGGCATCCTGGAACTGAACCAGTCGAAGTCGTCGCTTGCCAAGCCGCCAGTCATATATTGCGTGAACAGCGTGCTGATATGCTTCTGCGTCGTCGGGATTGACCAGCCCTCATTCATCCCGTCCTGCAGGAGCACGGCCATGTCGCGCTTGGTCGTGTCCATGATCTCCTGGGCGAATTTGAGCTTATAGTCGTCATACCACGCCTCGGCAAACAGGTTGTGTACGTCGAATTGCATCCCGTAGGTGGTATTGAGCTGTGTGGCTTGCTCGATGATAATGCCCTCTAGTAATGGCAAGAACGCCTCACGCCAGCGGGGGCCAGCCTCAGTCAGCAACTGCTCCCAGTTTGCGCCAAGCAGCCGCCATGCCACGCTTGACTTGTTGTGCAACGCCGCCTTCTGTGCATCGTGTAAAAGTACAAGCAATCCCCGTTTGTCCAGGCCAAATTGTCGCCTTGTCTCTGTTTCAAACCGTCGCTCCCAGCTATGTGCGATCTCATTGATCCGTTTGCCGACGTCAACCTTCTCGCGCTGGGTTAGGTAGTGCTCTGGTCTTTTTTTTTACTGTCACCAATCCCCAGCATCTTGCGTGGCTCGTCGGTCGCGCTAGCGGCCCCGGACTCCGTCACATTGTTCGGGGCTGGCATCTCGCCACCAGCCGGGTAGAGACCCATCGACACATAGCTGATCTCGTCGCCCTCATAGCGCGGCACGGGCAGGCCGACCGTTGCGTAGGCTATGCTGGCGGGGGTGGACATATTCCACATCCGCGCCGCCGCCTCGGTAAGAGCGCCAATGTCTTGCTTGAGTGCGGGCACGTCTGAAAAGTCAAACTCGGCCCAGTCGCGCCCGTCTCTGTCCCGCAGAAAGTACTTGTAGTCTATCTCGAACAGCCTGGTCTCTGGCACCATTGTGTCCTGCCAGAACAAGCGCCGCAGCCCTTCCAGGTTGCTGTATGTCGCGTTCTCCAACCCTGTCTGAGCGCCAACAAGAATGGCTGGCACGCCAAACGGCCCGAGTATCCGCGTCTCATTGCGCATGTCCAGGCCCTTCGAACCCAGTTCGTCGAAGGCCAAGCCGATGCGCTCGACTTTGCCACCCTCGTCTAGGACAATTGGCTTAATCCAGTTGACATAGCCGCCATACTCGTCTGAGAGCCGCTCTCGGAGATACGCCATCATCTTATCTGTGATAGCGCTCGCAAACGAGAAGGCCAGGGGCGGGACCCCGCCGTGCTTGAAAAATAGGTTGAGGTAGTCGGTCAGCGCGTTGTCCAAGTCGGCCGAATACGCACCTGGCCTGATCGGTGACAGTCCGTAGCCCATGCCCTCTAGCGGGTCGCCGGGGTTGGGCAGCTTGGTGTGCATCATGTCCTCGGGCAGGATTGGCAACACGCGCCCGTCGTCTAGCGAGCCGCGCCTTTCTGCCATGCTCATTTTGCCCCATGCCGACTTGCCCTCTGGCACGTAGAGGAAGCCTGCCAGGCTCATCTTCGCACTCTTGCCGCCGGGCACAACGAACACGCGGTCTGGCCGCAGCGAATAGATCGCCGTCGGCAATGCGCCCGGGCTTGGCCGATCAAAATACTGGTAGCAGTTGCCAGCCACATTCAGGTAGACGATGTTCTGCCCGTGGAGCTCTATCATCGACTGATGCTCGTTTGGCCGTGCTATCAACTTCGCCAGCGGCGCATCTGCAGGCAACGGCTCTGGGTGATCCGCCTCGCCTGTGTACGCCCGCAACGGGGCCGCCATCATCGCACGGTACTTGTACATGATAGCCGAATAGATGATGCTGTTGCGGGAGAACCCGTCTTTGATGTAGGCGTCGATATCTGCAATTTGCCAGGCGGGTTTGCCCGATCTCCACGACGGCCAGGCGAAGGGGGCCGCCTTGCTGGCAGGCACTGCCTTGCCATTGCGGTAGAATGAGCTATAAGCCTCTACCAGGTCGTCGGCGTGCCCGAATGCAACCCGCCAGGCAGCAGCCGCCCGCTGCCGGATCGTGATTTTATCTGCCAATGGGAGCCTCGTTGTAATTTGTCATGTTGCCTCCTACAGAAACAGCGCCTCAGTGTTCAGGCGTCAAAGTAGCTCTGGAACGTGACTGGCCTATCAATAATCTTTTGCCACTCGTCATCATCGTCAATCCAGCGCCTAGGTATAGGCACCCAGCCGCCCTTGTCGCTATCTTCAAACAGCTCGCGCACACGGCGGTCTTGTGTCCATCGCGCATACTCTAGCCAGCGAGCGCTCCTCTTCCCGTCACGGCCTGTGACAGTCTTGGGCAGCCACAAGAACCCCGCCCCGTATGGCAAATAGTAGCCGTCATCGTCTCGCTCGGTTTTGCAGTTCCATCTCATTCAGGTTTCCCTCCATAGGAACTCTACAGAAACGCAATGTACCGTGGCTGTGGTCTGGCTATTGCTTGCCAGGCCAGCGCCAGACTCATCACGCAGTCATCGTGCATGCCCTCTGGCGCCGTGTAGCGTAGTAGGCCGCTGGGCAACCGCTTTGCTTCGTATGCCTGCAACTCCGCGATTAGGGTCTCGTCTGGAATCAGGCTGATGTCCTGCCGCTCTATCGCCAATGCCAATGCCTCAATCGCCTGTGTCTTGCTCGCATTTGTGGTCAGGAATGGCACGACCGGCAACCCGTCCTGTCGTAGCTGTTCGATGATCGGCTCCCCCATGCTGTTGCTCTCTGCGATGATCTGCTCAGGCTGAAACTGCTCGTATAGCACCCCAAGCCGTGCCCGCTGCAGCGAGTAGTCGATCTGATTGAATCTGTCCATTGCCACCACTGCCCGCAGCTTCGCGTCCACAACCGTGATGACCGTGAAGTCAGCCGACTTGCCCCAGTCTACCCCGAAGATATAGCCGTGCTCTGCGATTGCCTTTGTCTGCTCAGTGGCGGCCACGCAGGCTCTTACCCCGCGAAACACGCCGCCAGTGTCGTCTATGAACTCGGCCAGAATCTCCTGGCGGAAGACGCGCTCCGGCATCGTGCGCCACATCCGCTGTGCCTCCGCAAATGGAAAGTCGGTGTTCTCTAGCGGGTGCGGCTGTCGCACTATCTTGCTCCCACTGATCGCACAGCCAATCGTCGGAATCTCCCAAGCCGTTGCCTCGGGATCGTCGCGTGCCGCCTGCCACTCGCGCCAGAACCAGTTACGCCCGGAAGGCGTACCCATCATCAGCGCCCAGCCCCCAGTGTCCGAAATGACCGGCCTCAGCACTTCATACCATGCAGCCGCCTTCACCTTCGGGGCCTCGTCGATGATCAGGCCGTCTGCAGTGTAGCCTCTGGCGTTGTCGGGATTGTCGAGCGAGCGGAATGTGACACGCCCGCCACCAGGGAAGTCAACCTGCATCCTGCCAAGCCGGAACTCCGCGACATTGCCAGCCGCCTTGTATAGCTCGCCCCAGCCTATTCGGCACTGGTCAAATGTCGGCGCTCCCCAGAGTATGTGCTGCCCTTGTAAAGTTGCCTCAATTGCCGGGTGGAGTGCTAATGTAGTTTTGCGCCAGCGACGACCAGCAGCCAGCCACTTGAACCTAGCCGGGCTCCTCAGTACCATCTGCTGACCCGGATGCGGCATTGGTAGTTGGATGTCGCCACGAATTGATGTACTCAACGGTTAGCGGCCCCCCGGACTTGCCAGTGATCTCTGTCTTTTGCTTTGGTATGAAGTCGTCGTCCATCGACTGTAACCACCACTTACTGAGCTGTCGGTCGCCGCTCTGAATCCCCTTGACGATATTGTGCCGTGCCTTGTCCGTCACCTTGTTGCGCTCAGCTTCCCAAGCCTGCCCGACAGTCGAGTATTCGCAGATGTACTTCTTTGCCGTGTGCCAGTCACAGCCGACGCGATCCGCCAGCGCCGAGACGATGCCCCCGGTGCCTGGAATCGCTGCTATGAAACGCTGTGCTGTGTAGTGATTGCCCACGCTCCCCCCATGTGAAAATACGGATTATTCCGCCACCCGCGGTTCAAGCCCCATGTACGATCGCCGGGTTTTGTCAGGGCGTCCTAGATTAGCGATGGTTGCAGGCAGGGCGTTGCCACGTTCGCCACTCTCTCGATGTCCGCGACTGCCACGTGGAACT